TAGCATTTTGGAGTAAAGGATTAAACGCACAGGAAATAGCTGACGTGAACAGCTACTTACAAGGAATTCACGGATTATAAATTAAATTAACTTAAATTAAATAAAATGGCAAAAAATAAAAAAAAGGTAGTAGACCTTAAACCTACAAATATTACAGAAGAAGAATTAAAAAACTTACAAGAACTTGTTAGTGCTACAAACAGAGCTCAATTAGAAGTTGGTGGGTTAGAAAGTAGAAAACACAACCTATTGCATCAAGTTGCTGGTCTTCAAGGAAAAATGCAAGAATTACAAAAAGCATTTGAAGATACTTATGGTAAAGTAGATATTAATATAACTGATGGTACTATAAATTACGTAAAAGATGAGCAAGCTAATTCGTAAAATATCTATAGGTAAAGATTACAAAAATGACGCCATGCACTATGCCGTTGGGCAAGAAGTGTATGGTGGTCATACTATATGTGACATCTTAGAAGAAGAAAACAAATACAGCGTGTATATTAGAAAAGGCAAAGATGTTTTGCCTTGGAAAGACTTTAATAAAAACATGGCTGTGTCTGTAGAGTACAACTTACAATACTAATGAAGTCGGTTTACAACTTTGTTGTAACGCCAGCAAAATCAAGATACAACAATACAAAAGATATAGACGGCGAAGAACTTATAGTTAACACTGAAGTATATAGTCATCAGTATGTTAGTAGAGAAGCTGTAGTAAAAGCAACACCTACAGTTGGTAATACAGATATAAAAGTTGGCGATACAGTTATAGTACATCACAACGTGTTTAGAAGATGGCACAACGTAAAAGGTATTGAAAAGAATAGTAAGAGTTATATTGATGAGCAAACTTACTTGGTACAACCAGATCAAATATTCTTATACAAAAATACTGAATGGCAAGCGCAAAAAGGATATTGTTTTGTAGCGCCAGTAAAATCTACAAATAAAATAACTGTAGACAAAGAAAAACCTTTAGTTGGTATTGTTAAACACACCGATGGCACAGTTAATAAAGGTGACTTAATAGGTTTTAGACCTAGCTCAGAATATGAGTTTATTATAGATGGTCAAAAATTATATAGACTATTATCAAATTTTATTACAATCAAATATGAATATCAAGGAGACGAAGAAGAATATAATCCAAGCTGGACATAAAGCTGTTGAAGAGCTGATTAAGGTAGCTAAAGAAGCTATTGTAGATTCTGATGATGATATATCAGCTGACAGACTAAAAAATGCTGCAGCAACAAAGAAACTAGCTATATTTGATGCGTTTGAAATATTGAATAGAATACAAGAAGAAGAAAACCTATTAGAAGGTAAAGAAACTAAAACCGAGGTTAAAGTGTTTAAAGGTTTTGCAGAAGGTAGATCAAAGTAATGTACGAGCAAAATTTACTTAAAATAGTAGAACCTATAAAAAAAACTACTATAAGCCGTCTTAATAAAGGCAAAAAGTGGGAGTATGGTTATAACAAAGAACACGATCTTGTAGTTATATCTAAGACAGGTCAGATAGGCGAGATATACGAAATACAAAACTTTCAAATAGCATTGCCAAAAGTAAGTAGTGTGTATAGCAACAAAGAAAAAAAGTGGAAACAGTTTGAATATCCAAAAGAATTAGGTAGACTTAAAAACATATTTGACTGGCGTAGTTATCCTGAAGAAAAAAAAGCTGACTGGTTTGATTATATAGACGAAGAGTTTAAACGTAGAGAAGAAGGTTTTTGGTTTAACAATAAAGGTACACCAACGTATATGACTGGTACACATTATATGTATCTGCAATGGAGTAAAATAGACGTAGGCGCGCCAGACTTTAGAGAAGCAAACAGATTATTCTATATATTTTGGGAAGCTTGCAAAGCAGATAAAAGATGTTATGGTATGTGTTACCTTAAAAACAGACGGTCTGGTTTTTCTTTTATGTCATCAGCTGAAACAGTTAATCAAGCTACTATATCTACAGATGCAAGATTTGGAATACTATCTAAAACAGGTGCTGATGCGAAGAAAATGTTTACTGACAAAGTTGTACCTATATCGATTAATTATCCTTTCTTTTTTAGCCCTATTCAAGACGGTATGGATCGGCCAAAATCCGAGCTTGCATATAGAGTTCCAGCTTCTAAATTCACTAGAAAGAAAATTACAACAAACGAAAAGCTAGAAGAAATAGAAGGATTAGATACAACTATAGACTGGAAAAATACAGGTGATAATAGTTATGACGGTGAAAAACTAAAGTTACTAGTACACGACGAAAGTGGTAAGTGGGAAAGACCTGATAATATATTAAACAACTGGCGAGTTACAAAAACATGTTTACGATTAGGTAGTAGGATTATAGGTAAATGTATGATGGGCTCAACATCAAATTCATTAGACAAAGGTGGAGAAAACTTTAAAAAACTATATAATGCATCAGACGTTACTAAGCGAAACAGAAATGGACAGACAGCGTCTGGCCTATATTCTCTTTTTATCCCAATGGAGTGGAACTACGAAGGATTTATTGATGAGCACGGAAGCCCAGTCTTCAATACTCCGGATCATGAAGTCTTCGATCCACATGGGGAGTTAATAGATATAGGGGTTATAGACAGTTGGCAAAACGAAGCTGACGGTTTAAAAGGAGATCAAGACGCACTAAACGAATTTTACAGGCAGTTTCCAAGAACTACTGAACACGCGTTTAGAGATGAAACAAAAAACAGTATATTTAACTTAGTAAAAATATATGAACAAATAGATTATAACGAAGAAATGTCTAGGACATTAGGTATAACTCAAGGTAATTTTCAATGGGTTAATGGCGTAAAAGATTCTACGGTAATATTTTATCCAGATCCTAAAGGTAGATTTAAAGTAAGTTGGGTACCACCAACAAATATACAAAACAAAGTTATAATTAAAAATGGTATTAAATGGCCTGGTAACGAACACATGGGTGCTTTTGGTTGTGATAGTTACGATATATCAGGAACAGTAGATGGCGTAGGTTCTAAAGGTGCTTTGCACGGACTAACTAAGTTTAGTATGGAAGACGCGCCAGCTAATCAGTTTTTTTTAGAATACCTAGCAAGGCCACAGACTGCAGAGATATTCTTTGAAGACGTTCTAATGGCATTAGTGTTTTATGGGATGCCTTTACTTGCGGAGAATAACAAACCTCGTTTATTGTATTATTTACGAAGACGTGGCTACAGGGGTTTTAGTATGAACAGGCCTGATAAAATATGGAATAAATTATCTGTAGCAGAAAAAGAAGTTGGTGGAATACCTAACTCAAGCGAAGATATAAAACAAGCCCACGCTGCTGCTATTGAAATGTATATTCAAGGTCATGTAGGTATGAAACAAGACGGTTCGTTTGGTAGCTGTTATTTTAATGAGTTACTAAATGACTGGGCTAAATTTGATATAAACAAAAGAACAAAGCATGATGCATCTATAAGTTCTGGATTAGCTGTTATGGCTAATAATAGACACTTATATAGACCTAATGCAAAAGTAGAAAAACCTAAACTAAATATAAGTATTGCTAAATATACAAACGAAGGTAATACATCTAAATTAATTAAAGAATAAATATGGCAGAGTCTGTTATAAATAATTATTTTCCAAGTCAAGTCGTAAGTGATTTAGAAAAAATGAGCTATGAGTATGGTTTAAAAGTAGCTAAGGCTATTGAGGCTGAATGGTTTAATATAGATAGAGGTTTTAATAGATACAGAAATCATCAAAACGATTTTCATAAATTAAGACTATATGCTAGAGGAGAACAGTCAATACAAAAATATAAAGATGAATTATCTATTAATGGAGATTTATCTTATCTTAATCTAGACTGGAAGCCAGTACCTATTATACCTAAGTTTGTTGATATAGTTGTTAACGGTATTGCAGAAAGAACATATGATATAAAAGCTTATTCACAAGATCCTTTTGGTGTTAGTCAACGTACAGACTATATGAAGTCTATTATGAAAGATATGAAGACTCAAGAAATAAACGATTACGTTGCAAATGCTTTTGGAGTTGATCTTTATGAAAATGATAAAGAAAAGTTACCAGATTCAAAAGAAGAGTTAGACTTGCACATGCAGCTAAGTTACAAGCAGTCTGTAGAAATAGCAGAAGAACAAGCTATTAATACACTGCTTGAAGGAAATAACTACGAGTTAATTAAAAAACGTTTTTATTACGATCTTACAGTTTTAGGTATTGGCGCTGTAAAAACTTCTTTTAATACATCTGAAGGAGTTGTTGTTGATTATGTTGATCCAGCTGATTTAGTTTATTCTTACACAGAGTCACCTTATTTTGATGATATATATTATGTAGGTGAAATTAAAATGATACCTGTAAACGAGTTAGTTAAACAATTTCCTTTTTTATCTGATGAAGATTTAAAAGAATTAGTAAAAAATAAATACAGCAATCAGTCTAATTACCACAACAACAACAATAACTTAAACGAAGAAGATAATAACAAAGTTCAAGTTTTATATTTTAATTATAAAACATACATGAATGAAGTTTACAAAGTAAAAGAAACTGGTAGCGGTGCTGATAAGATATTAGAAAAAGACGACACATTTAACCCGCCTAATGAGGATAACTTTGGAAAACTACAAAGATCTGTAGAGTGTTTATATGATGGCGCTTATATTTTAGGTACTGGAAAACTACTTAAATGGGAGATGGCTAAAAACATGATGAGACCTAAAAGTGATTTTACTAAGGTTAAAATGAATTACAGCATGGTTGCGCCTCGTATGTATAAAGGTCGTATTGAATCTTTAGTACAACGTATTACTGGTTTTGCTGACATGATACAGCTTACACATTTGAAACTACAACAAGTATTATCACGTATGGTTCCAGATGGTGTTTATTTAGATGCTGATGGTCTAGCTGAAATAGATTTAGGTAATGGCACAAATTATAACCCACAAGAAGCTTTAAACATGTTCTTTCAAACAGGATCTGTTATAGGTAGATCTTTTACTTCAGATGGTGATATGAACCCTGGTAAAGTACCAATACAAGAAATAACAAGTGGTAGTGGTGGTAATAAAATGCAAGCTTTAATAGGTACTTACAATTATTATTTACAAATGATAAGAGATGTAACCGGATTAAACGAGGCTAGAGACGCTGCAACACCAGATAAAAACGCTTTAGTAGGTGTACAAAAACTAGCAGCCGCTAATTCTAACACAGCAACAAGACATATATTACAGTCTGGTTTATTTTTAACTGCAGAGGTTGCAGAGTGTTTATCATT